CAATGGCTATTCGAGGTCTCTATGCTCGCTATGTAGCAGACGGAGGAGATCCTGTATCTCTTGTCCAAGGAGGCACTGCTGGTAACGCCCTTGCTGTTCCCTTTGGATCTAGCTACGAGATGACTCAATCTATGTCAGACCCTCGTTACAAGAACGACGAAGGTTTCCGTAAAAGTGTTGAAGCTCGCATTGCCGCTACCCCTTAACCCCACAACAATATGTCTAACATTATCACCTACATCCTGGAGAACTCTACACAACTCATCGGGATTGCTACCGCCATCGTGACAGCCGCTAGTGCTATCGCTGCATTAACACCTACACCCACAGATGACACTTGGGTTGGTAAAGCTTATCGCATCGTTGACTGGCTCGCGTTGAACATCGGGCGAGCAAAGGACTAACACTTATAGCCGTGAAGTTGTCTCTACTACTCATAAAACTACTTATCTCATTCCCCAAAGTAGCAGAGGCACTTCGCGGTCTTTTAGACAGCTATGAAGAAGAGTTATATCGTCGCCGGCATAGCGACATGCGTGATGTTATTGATGACTGGATGCGCTCCGACTCTTCGTCCGACAAGGCTCCCCGAGTTTTTAGAGAAGCTGGATCAACATCAATTCAGTCTAGAAGAGAAAAGAACATTGGGGGAGATACTTCACTACATCAACGACCTAGAGAACGATGCCCAGTAAACGAAAAGGATTGTCCCTTAGAAAAGAACACAAGTCCGAAAAAGGAGGACTGACTGAGAAAGGGAGAAAATACTACAACCAAAAGACAGGTAGTAATCTTAAGAGACCGCAACCAAAGGGAGGCCCAAGGAAGCGGTCTTTTTGTGCGCGTATGTCAGGTGTTAAAGGACCGATGAAGGATTCTAAAGGTCGCCCCACCAGGAAAGCTCTGGCACTCAGACGGTGGAAGTGCTGATAATTTTTAACAATAACAACAACAACAACAACTAACATGCCCAAAGTAGGAAAGAAGAAATACCCGTATACCGCCGAAGGAAAGCAAGCCGCAAAGAAGGCAGCCAAACGCTCTGGCTTGAAGCTGAAGAAGACCAAGGGTGGTTGAAAGTAGTGTTGTTATTGAATTCAAGTTCTGAATCACACGATGGCTAAGATATGCCCCAAAGGAATCGCTTGGGCTAAACGCACCTTCGACAAGTATCCGAGTGCTTACGCTAACATGGCGGCATCCAAGTATTGCAAAGACCCCAACTACGGGAAAGGCAAGAAGAAGCAGTCGAAGTTAACAATTAAAAAGAAGAAGAACCGTGGGTGAGCTAGCTAAGTGGAGAAACCAGAACTGGGTCCGTATCGGAACCGATGGCAAGATCAAAGGCGAGTGCGGAACCTCCAAGAACAAAAAGAACCCAGACAGATGTCTTCCATTATCGAAAGCGAGATCCCTAAGCATCCCTCAACGTGCTGCGACTGCGAAGAAGAAGAAACGTGCTGGCGCGAAAGGGAAGCAATTTGTTGCGAACACCCCGAGTGCCCGTGTGAAACGGAAGAAGCAGAGCTAGGGGACATCGTTCAAATATACTTTTTAGACCATGCGCAAGACAGCGAAGATGGTCCAATTTTATGCACCGTCTATGGTTGTGTTATCGACCAAGGCGAGCATTACATCACAGTCGCTTCGTGGCAGACCCACATAGATGACTTTGAAGATACAACTTTCACCATTGTTACAAGCTGCATTACTAGCTTGGTGGTGTTAAAACAACAACCGTCATCATAACGATAGACTCCGTAACGAGGCCGAAGATGCGACCCACCGAGGTGGACAATCAATAACTCTGAACCCGACCACTGGATACATCTGATTGAGGACACCCTTAAACCAAAAACAAAAATAGAAAGCATATATTATGGCTAATACAACTCCATCCCGCTTGGGACAAGTCAACGCCACTGGCAGCGACACTAACGAATTGTTCTTGAAGGTGTTCTCAGGAGAAATCCTGACCACTTTTGAAGAAATGAACGTGATGAAGGGTCTTCATACGATCCGCACCATCGCGAACGGAAAGTCTGCTCAGTTCCCTGTAACTGGAATTGCGACTGCTAAATACCACACGGCTGGAGAAAACATTGCTGACGCTGGAAACAGCTATCTTAGCACTGTTAAGCACGCTGAGAAGGTCATCACGATTGATGATGTTCTCCTTGCTTCCACCTTCATTGCTAACATTGATGAGCTTAAGAACCACTACGATGTCCGTAGCATTTACGCTAAGGAACTCGGTAAGGCTCTTGCCAAGCGTTTCGATCTGGCGACCATGAAGACTCTCGTTGCTGCTGCTCGTTCTACTTCCGTTATTACGGGAGGAAAAGACGGCATCGCTATCGACGGAGGAGAGGCAATTGACTTCAGTGCTGCTGTCATCCAGGAGAAGCTCTTTGAAGCTGCTCAGAAGTTGGACGAGAACGACATCCCGAATGATGGACAGCGTTACGCTATCTTGAAACCGGCTGATTACTACAAACTTGTCCAGTCTGACGAGAATGTAATCAACCGTGACTTCGGTGGTCGTGGTGACGTTGCTACTGGTAACATCCCAATGGTTGCTGGTCTTCGCATCTTCAAGTCCAACCACCTTGCTGACGTTGCAACAGACCTTTCTGGTGATGGCACTGGAGACGGTTCTGCGTCTGTCAACAACGATGTCTTTGGAGGAGGATCAGCAGGAGCCGGATACAACGGTGACCTGTCCAAGACCTTCATCATCGGTGGACACCCATCGGCTATCGGAACCGTCAAGCTTCTTGACCTCGCTACCGAGAGTGATTACAAGCTTGAGCTTCAAGGAACCCTGTTCGTTGCTAAATATGCAATGGGCCATGGTGTTCTTCGCCCAGAGGCTTCGTTTGAAATCCGGGACGACTCCTAATCCCACACCAAGGTTTTCATCCCTGTCCCCTTCGGGGGATGGGGGTGTTACCTTCCCTTTCCTTTTTCTTTTATAATAACAACAACTATGGCTACCCTGACTTCTGAACTTAATGCGGTTAACACCATGCTGGGATACATCGCGGAATCTCCTGTTAACTCCATCGCGGATACAACCGCCCTGCCACCGTCAGCGGCATTAGCTAAAGGTATTCTTGATGAGGTCTCTCGTGAGGTTCAACAAGAAGGGTGGCATTTCAATACAGCTAAAGACTACACGCTTGAGGCTAACTCATCCAACGAGATTGTGTTACCTGATAACGTCCTTCAAGTAGATGCTGTAGACAACACACACGATGTGGTCCAACGAGGAAACAAACTGTTCAACCGTAAGGACTACACAACGACTTTCACCATTGATGAGATCAAGGTAGATGTTACCTTCCTTCTCGACTTCACCGAGCTTCCCGAACAGGCTCGACGTTACATCACACTCAAAGCATCCCGGATGTTCTCCAACAGGCTTGTTGGTTCGCGTGAGATTGAAGCACTTATCTATCGGGACGAGATCATGGCTAAAGCAGCTATGGAAGAAGCCGAAGGAACCAACTCAGATCGAACCATCTTTGACAACTACGACACCGCAAGTCGCATTGGGATTAACCGGAGAACCGACATTGCGTAATCATTAACACATGGCTAACATCACCACATCCGTCCCCAACCTGATTCAAGGAGTAAGCCAACAGTCTCCTCGGGTCAGGATTCCTGGTCAATGCGAGGAGCAACTTAATGCTCTTCCTACGGTCACCAAGGGACTCACCAAGCGTCCACCAGCGCGGCTTATCAAGAAGCTGACCGATGCGAACGTCTTTAACAAAGGCGACATGATTCACTTCATTGAGCGCAGTGCGACCGAACGGTATGTGGTTGTTATTGAACACAGGAGTCAGAGTGACCGCCAAGGTGTTCTTAGGGCTTTCAATGTGGACACAGGAGATGAGGCGGAGATTGAGGGTGTTAAAGGTGGTTATAACATCAATAACAATTACCTTACGATACCCACCGCTTCAGACTCCCACAAGCTCCTCAAAGCTCGCACCCTTGGAGACAGCACGTTCATCCTTAACACCACCAAGACTGTTGCGAAAGGCACGGAGAAGTCCGAAGCTCTCGACAAGTCCCGCGCTTTGGTGTTCATCAAGCAAGGTGACTACGGTAAGAAGTATGGTCTTAAGTTCCGTGAAGTGGGACGTTTCAACGATAACTTCGGCGCGACCTTTAATGTTACTTGGGAAATTGAAAGAGAAATAGCTTCCAAAGGCGGGACATTTTATCGTTATCGGATCTCGGACGTTGAAGTTAATAATGGAGGATCGGGTTACAACGTGAACGACACTCCCACCTTAGATTTTGACGGTGTAAGCTGGATTGACCGCCCTGAGATTGTCACAACGGTAACACTGGCTGACGCTGCTGATGAAAATAGCGGAGTGATTACAGACGTTGACGTAATCCATAAAGGAGTCACGGAACAGTATAGGTTTGACGAGTTACCGAATTTTCCCTCTTTTGTTAGGGCTTCACCTCCTTATAAAGAGGTCTC